GTTGACGAGGAACAGCGTTCCGCATAATCTAAACCCATGCCAGCCACAACGGCGAGGCGAAGCCAAGGAGAGACACCATGAGCCAGCAATACACCTACGAGCAAATCGCTGAAAACTTCCGCCTTTGGCAGGAGTTCGTTGATGCCAACGCTGAGATGACCGAGGAAGAGTTCGACGCGATGACCACTGAAGAGAAGGTTCGCATCCAGGTTGAGGCGTTCGGTGAAGAAGCCTGACGCCAGTCATCACAATCCAGACCCGCGCTACCTGCGCGGGATTCTGGAGCAGGCAGGGCTCAGCCAGCGAAAAGCGGCAGACTTGATCGGCATAACAGACAGGGCCATGCGCTACTACCTGAGCGAAGAGTCGAGCCCTACATTCCGCCCGGCGCCGTACCCTGTGCAGTTTGCCATGGAATGTCTCGCGTCATGCAAAGATGGTTGACATGACTGATCCAGTGAGCCATCCTATGCCTATCTTGGTCATTTCACGCGTTGAGATGGCCGAGACAGCCCTACGACCGCCCAGCGCCGGCATGACCTGCGCGCCAACTGGCTAGGGCACCAATCCAAGAGCCCTGACTTCGGTCGGGGCTTTTTTATTCCCATCGAATTCGATGTGTTTGCGCGAACGGCTGATTAGGGCTCGACCACCCGGCGCCCAATTCAATACATCCGCCATGCCTCTGATCATTTTCCTGGCGTCACGCAAATGATCATGCACAAATCGCGCGGATTTTCATTCGCCTGACGGCAACCCTCTTCCGGCCCCATGCCTGCCTCCTTGCCCCGAGCGGATCGCACGCGCATGTGAGGCCGGACTAATTCAACTGCCCCATGCGGGATAACCGAGATGCCCAAGATGCCCGAGAAAAGTCCAGAAGTATGGGCTGCGGTCCTCGCATGGCTGCACGCTATTGCGCCGAGCCTGTACGCGTTCTGTCTGTCCGTGACTATCGCCGTGCTGCGAGTCGTGTACGGGGGCGGAACTAAGCGGCAGATGGTGCTCGAGGGCGCTCTGTGTGGATTCGCCACGCTGACCCTGGTCCCGCTGCTCGAGTACTTCGGCCTCCCGCAGAGCATGGCTACGTTCGTAGGTGGATCAGTCGGGTTTCTCGGTACCGAGAAGCTCCGTGAGCTGGCTATCCGCTGGGGAGAGAAGAAGGCGAGCGCATGAAGCAGCAGCCCCCATGGATACATCGCTTCGATGACGGCAGAGGCATTCGTAAGGTGTTCCTAGATGGGCAAGAGATCAAGATGGCTGTCTTCGTCGACCAGAAGCGCGGAATCGTCGATCGCTTCCGCCAGCCACTGACCATTCGCCGCCGTGATGGGCAACTGATAACCGAGCGCCTACATGGTCGCGTGGAGGTTGTATGGCAAACGTCCAGCTAGTGGCCGTCGTTCGGTTTCGTTGGTGGCTGCGCTTGTACTTGCTCGGTGTTACTGCCGTCTCACGCATCACTGGGCTTGAGCCTGATTGGCAAAAGGTCAGTCAGTGGATTCGGCGCGGCACAGTGATTCGCTTTAAGGCGGCACAGTGAAACGCCTCCACGCCATCCTCCTCATCACCTGGCTAGGCATCTGCATCGCCTGCCTCTGTGCAGGGGAAATGGGGAGAGCGGCTAGACGGTGGTGGAAACGCAATAGAGGTTCCTGATATGTCAAAGCAACCCGACTGGGAGGGCATTGAGCGCGCCTACCGGGCGGGTCAGCTCTCCATCCGCGTGATAGCTGAGCAAAACGGCATCGCGCACAACACCATCCTGAAGCGAGCCAAGAAAGAAGGCTGGCAGCGCGATCTGTCCGGTCATGTTCGGGCGGCCGTGAAGGAGAAGGTGACCAGGGCGGTGACCACTGGCAGTGACCAGTCGCGTGTGGTCACTGAAGCCGAGATTATCGAAGAAGCCGCAGAGGCAGGCGCCGCTGTAGTGCTGGCTCATCGTTCCGGCTTGGCTCAGTGGCGCGGCATAGCCAATAAGCTGTGTGTTGCCCTGGCTGAGATGGAAGTGACCGGAGACAACCACGATAAGTTTGCTCGCTCACTGAATGCCGGCGTTGACGCTCAGCTGAAAGTCATCAAGGGCGAGCGCCAAGCCTACAACCTCGACACCGAGGAAGGCGACAAGACGGTCAGCGACCTGGCCGCATTGATGGACGAGCTATCGACTGAGGCCTGACAGATGAAACCCGAGCACCTTGCGAAGCTCCGGGACAAGCTGTGGCGCCTGAACAACCTGTATTTCATCACCGACAAGGCAGGCAAGAAGACCCGCTTCCGCATGACAGCGGAGCAGCTGGAGTACTTCGAGGGCATCCATACTCGAAACATCATTCTGAAGGCTCGCCAGCTCGGCTTCACCACCGAGCAGTGCATCATCCAGCTCGACGCGGCGCTGTTCGAGTCGGCTAAGTGCGCGCTGATTGCTCACACCCTGAACGATGCCAAGCGGCTGTTCCGGGAGAAGATCAAGTTCGCGTACGACAACCTGCCGGCAGAGATCAAGGCGGCCAACCCGGCGCGCAATGATGCGGCTGGTGAGCTGGTATTCGCCAAGGGCGGCTCGCTGTACGTCAGCACATCCTTTCGTGGCGGCACGCTGCGTTACCTGCACGTCTCCGAGTTCGGGAAGATCTGCGCCAAGTTTCCGCACAAGGCGCGCGAGATTGTCACTGGTGCGTTTGAGGCGGTGGCTACTGACTGCTTCGTCACCATTGAATCGACGGCAGAGGGCAGGGCTGGGTACTTCTTCGATTACTCGCAGGCTGCCGAGAAGCAGCAGGCCGCAAAGCAGCCGCTCGGCAAGCTGGACTGGAAGTTCTTCTTCTTCAGCTGGTGGAAGAACGCAGCCTACTGGCTGGATCCGGACGGAACGGTCATCCCGCAGCGCCTGACAGACTATTTCACTGAGCTTGAGGCCAAGCACGGCATCAAGACGAACGCAGGCCAGCGCGCCTGGTACGCCGCCAAGGAGAAGACCCTCGGCGACGACATGAAGCGGGAATATCCGTCGATCCCTGCCGAGGCATTCCAGCAGAGCATCGAGGGCGCCTACTACGCCAAGCAGTTCGCGAAGCTGTACGCACAGCAGCGCATCGGCGTATTGCCCGACAACAGCCACCAGCCGGTGCACACCTTCTGGGATATCGGTGTGGGCGACTCGACGGCTATCTGGTTCGTTCGGATCGTTGGCGATGAGTTCCACGTCGTCGACTACTACGAGAACAGCGGCGAAGGCCTGCGGCACTACATGAAGGTGCTGAAGGATAAGGGCTACACGTACGGCGACCACTGGGGGCCGCACGACATCGATAACCGCGAGTTCGGCAGCGATGGCAAGACCCGCCGCGAGCTGGCGAAGGAAGGCTACGAGATCGACGGTAAGCGCTACAGCATCCGCTTCCAAGTGGTTCCGAAGCTGGGCGTAGACGATGGCATTGATCACGTGCGCGAGATCCTGCCCCGCTGCGCCTTCGATGACTCGAAGTGCGAAGAGGGCATCGCCTGCCTCGAAAATTACCGCAAGGAATGGGACGACAAGCGTGGCTGCTGGAAAGACAAGCCGCTGCATGATTGGTCGTCTCACGGCTCCGACGCATTTCGCTATTTCGCTGTGGCCATGAGTCGCAGAAAGCCTGTAACCGAAACCAAACCTCTACGGATGTAACGCCAATGAGCAACGACCCCAGCCAAACGATCCCGGCCGTGGATGCCATGCGCGAGGATTGGGCCATCGTTGCGCCTCTCATGGGCGGCACCAAGGCTATGCGGGCCGCCGGGCGTGCTCTGCTGCCTCAGTACCCGGCCGAAGAGGACGAGACCTACAGGGAGCGCCTGCGCCTCTCCACGCTGCTGCCGGCCTACGCTGAGACGGTCAACAACATGACCTCTCGGGTGTTCGCTGAGCCGCTGCAGCTGGGCGACGACGTGCCGGAGCGCCTGGTTGAGCTGTGCAAGGACATCGATCTTGCCGGTAATGACCTCAACAGCTGGTCGGTCGACCTATTCCGCCATGCGCTAAGCCATGGCCTCTGTCACGTGCTGGTTGAGTACCCGCGCGCCGAAGGTCTCCGCACTCGCGCAGACGAGATCGCTGCAGGGGTTCGCCCTTATGCCGTGCTGATTCGCCCCGAGCAGGTGCTTGGCTGGCGTGTTGAGGGCGGCAAGCTGGCACAGTTCCGCTACATGGAGTCGATCGAGGAGGCTGACGGCGAGTTCGGCGTGAAGTCGGTCGCCCAGGTGCGAGTTCTTGAGCCCGGCATCTGGCGCACCTATCGCAAGGCCGACAATGGCGGCGCATGGGTCCGGCACGACGAAGGCACTACCAGCCTCGGCTACGTGCCGCTTGTCTCGTTCTATACCGGCCGCACCGGCTTCCTGACGGCAAAGCCTCCGCTGCTCGAACTGGCGCATCTCAACGTCAAGCATTGGCAGTCCCAGAGCGATCAGGACAACATCTTGCACGTCGCCCGGGTGCCGCTGCTGTTCACCTTCACCGACGACGAACAGTTCGAGCTGGTGATCAGCTCAGGCAGCGCGACTCGGATGCCTAAAGACGGCGATGCCAAGTACGTCGAGCACACCGGGGCGACTATCAACGCTGGCCGGGAGTCGCTGCAAGACCTCATCGAAGAAATGCGCATGGCCGGCGCCAAGCTGCTGCAGAAAGAGAAGCAGCAGACCAAGACCGCCACCCAGGCGAATGAGGAGGCGGCGCAAGAGCTGTCCCCGCTGGCTCGCATGGCCAACCAGTTCGCCGATGCCCTCGCGCAGATGCTGCAGGTGATGGCCGACTACCTCGGGCTGCCAGATGGCGGCATGGTCGAGATG